GGCCGAGTCCGGCAATGCTATCGGGAGCGAAGAGGTCGAAGGCGTGGACTTCGAGCTTGACGACCCAGAGGACGAGGGCGAGGAAGAAGATGGCTGAGGAACGCGCTTTTGCACCGCACTGCGATCAGACCGTTCTGCATGCTCCGGGCGAATGCAGGTACTGCGACGACTACGCCGATTGGCAGGCGCTTCGGAAGCTCTGGGGCATTGCCTTCACCGGCCATCAGCCAGAGGGCTCCGAGATGTCCTGCCCTTCTGACTTCAGGCGAGGGCTCGCTGGAGCTAGCGTCTGGCCGGGCAACGCCCCAAGGGGCTACCGTGGCTGAGATCGAGATCGATGGTGACGGCTGCAAGATCCGTATCGTCACGGATCAAACTACCGAGCATCTCAGCGCCGATGAATGGGATAAGATGATCACGAACATGGCCAAGAACTGGAAGGACATGCACGGGATCGTCTGTGCGCGGCAGGCCGACCGGATGCGGCTGGAGGCCGACCTCGCTCGGTTGGCCGAGGCCAGTAGGCCGAAGACCGGGGCTGGTACTGGCTTCACCTCAGACCATGCCTGGCCGGAGACGGAAGTCAAGTGAATGGCACTGTGGTTGAGATGAATGATGCCACAGTCGAGTTCGAATGCTATACGGACGAGGTGGGGATACGTCGGATGTCGATGCGGATCCACAACGACTCGGGGGAGCACTGCCTGATTCGGCTTACCAATCCCAAGTTGTTCATCATCGATGACGAAGAGATGGAACTGGGATGACCACCGCGCTCGCCACTGCCTTGGAGGAGGGCTTCCGGGAACGGCTCGGCTGGGTACCCCACAAGGCGCAGCGCGAGCTGTTGGACAGCCCTGCCCGTAACCGTGTGTTCGCGGGCGGCCGACGTGTGGGGAAGAGCCAGACTGGCGGGCATCTCCTGATCCCCAAAGCCTTCTCGGCGTTCGGCGAGCGGGCCATGCTCGAAGACAAGGGCATGACGCGTTGGTATTGGATCGCTGGGCCGGAGTACAGCGACTCTGAGAAGGAGTTCCGTGTCCTCTACAACGGGCTCAAGCGGCTCGGCGTCAAGTTCGATCACCCGGGGACGTATAACAACCCCCACACTGGCGATATGCACATCAGCTTGTGGGGCGGGCTGTTTCGGGTCGATGCTTTGTCTGCCAAATACCCCGACACCCTCGTTGGCGAAGGCGTATCTGGTGTTGTCCTATCGGAAGCCGCCAAGCTCAAGCCGACCGTCTGGCCCAAGTACATCCGGCCGACGCTCGCGGACTACCACGGCTGGTCCTACATGGGGTCGACTCCCGAGGGCAAGAACTGGTTCTACCGCCGGTGGCAGGACGGCCAGAATCCGCTCATGCGGGACTGGGCCTCGTGGCGTGTGCCCTCCTGGGAGAATCCCCACGTCTACCGGGATATGCGGGTGTTCGGGGACGAGGCTGAGGCGGCTATCCGGGCGATGCAGTCGGTGTTCCGTTCGCGGACGATCCCCGAGCGCCTCCCGCTGACCGACCCGATGGGAAACGTCGTCCGACACTTCCTTGGCGGAGACGAGGCCTGGGAGCAGATCGTGGACCGAGCCTGGGCCGATGTTGGGCTACGGCTCGGCATCGACTCCGAGGTGATGTCGATGATTCTGGACCTCTCCGAGGAGCTGTTCAACCAAGAAGTGGCGGCGCTCTTCAATGAGTTCGTTGGTCGCGTCTTCAAGGAGTTCGACGAGGAGATCCACGTTGGCGACTTTGACTATGACCCGGCTTGGACCACATACGCTTGCCTCGATTATGGGTTCACCAACCCTTTCGTGTGGTTGCTCGTACAAGTTGACCCACATCGCACGAACATCCGGATTCTCGACGAGTACTACGAGTCCGGGCGGAGTACCGAGGAGGCCGGTGCTGAGATCAAGTCGCGCGGCCTTGCTCCATCCTCCATATTGCGGTTCTTTCCTGACCCCGCAGAGCCCGACCGCTCGGTGCAGCTCGCAGGGCTCCTACAGATCCCATCTGCAGGAGGTACGGGTGGCCCTCTTGCTGATCGTCTGGAGTGGATCCGTCGCAAGCTCCGTCCGGCCTCAGCCGTGGCGCACCTTCCGCGCGACCACGATGAATGGGTGCCCCAGCTTCAGATCAATCGGCGGTGCAAGGACACCATTCGCGAGTTCAACGCATACCGCTACCCGAAGAGCGCTGAGGAGGCTGCCGAGAGCGGCAAGAACATTCCCGAGGCACCGCTGAAGAAGGACGACCACACGCCGGAGGCTCTCGGCCGACTCATGGTTGGTCTGTTCGGATCGCCGTGGGCGATCGGCGAGAGTCCGGCGCGCGTCTCGCGCGCTCGGGTCGGCCGTACAGCTGCTAGAAAGGTGCGGGGCCGGTAAGCTAGGCCAGCGATAGGAGGGGTGACGCCAAATGGCAAATGACAAGAAATACAACAGCGTCATTGACGCACTCGGGCAGCCGCTGCCATCCTGGGTCACCGACGTCCAGGATCAGCGCCGAGTGGCGGCGTATGACGGTTATGACTCGATGTACATGAACGTCCCCGGCACGTTCATCGTCCGGGGCGGGCAGACCGATGTACCGATCTACGTGCCGAGTGCCGCGAAGATCGTGGAAGCGATCGTGCGCTACCTCGGGAAGGACTGGGGTTGGGTAGTCGAGAGTGCCGATCCGAATGCTGCGCCGGATGACCCGCAGGTCGTGGATATCACGCTGGCATTCCACAACCTCTTCGTGCGCGAGGAGTTCAAGAGCAAGCTCTTCTCGCTGAAGCGGCATCTGGTCCAGCGTGGCGACGCCGTGTTCCACATCACCGCGAACCTCGCCAACCCGGCTGGTATGCGGGTCTCGATCGACGAGCCCCATCCACGGAACGTGTTCGCGATCCCGGCTCCGACCAACGACGCTGTGACGATCGGGTACTACCTCGTGGACTTGATTTACGCCGACGACGGCAAGACCCAGATTGCTCGGCGGCAGGAGTACCGCTATGACCCGGCTGGGTCCGGGCAGATCTTCTCGCAGTTGACATTCTGGGAGACCAACGCCTGGGACGATCGCTGGGTCGGACACCCCGCTCTCAAGCCGGTTGTGCCGCCGATCGCCTACACGCAGGACCCCAACATGCGGCCTGCGATGACGGGTGGTTTCCTGCCGGCCTCGATCCGGACGCTGCCGGTGTATGTATTCCGCAACAAGCGCGAGGGAGGCGAGCCCTGGGGTACGTCGCAGATCGCTGGTATCGAAACCCTCGTGGGCGGAGTCAACAACACCATCACCGACGAGGACATCACGCTGGCGTTGAACGGCCTCGGCGTGTTCGTCACGGACTCCGCGCGGCCGGTCGATGAGACTGGATCGGAGACCGACTGGTTGGTGGCACCCGGATCGGTGATCGAGGTACGGGTGGGCACCAAGTTCGAGCGTGTGGCCGGTGTCTCCAGCAACGCGCCGTTCCAGGAGCACCTCAACTCGCTGAAGGACTCGATCGACGAGAGCGCCGGACTGTCGGCGACAGCGATCGGCAACGTGGACTCCTCGGTGGCGGCTTCCGGGGTTGCGCTCCGGCTCGACATGGCACCTGTCCTGGCGCAGAACGAGGAGAAGGAGGTGGAACTCCTCGGGCGCCTGGACCAGATGTTCTTTGACCTGATGACGATGTGGATGCCGATCGATGGTTTCACGGCTCCGCCCGGCTTCATGATCACCAACTCCTTTGGCGATCCGCTACCGCGCGACCGCGCTGCGATGATCGCCGAGGTGACCGACCTGAAGACGGCCGGTCTGATGACTGTGGCCTTCGCGATCGACTACCTGAAGAGAATGCTGGGATTCCAGTTCCCGGACGACATGGCCGCCCAGCTGGCCGCCGAGGTCTCCACGGCGGACCCAGTAGGCAACCGCATCCTGGCGGAGGCAGCCGGAACACCGGCGGTCGTGTAGTATGGCTGCTACTGCTCCGAAGCCGCCTGACCCGCTGGAGTACGCCGTCCAGCGGGCGATCGTGCTGCGGAGCGCTGATGCGGATGTCGTGAAGCTCCTCCGGCAGGCCCAGCAAGACGTCATCCGAATGCTACGGGAGGTGGCTAACCGCCCAGCCGGGATCGGGCGGGATGTCCGCGAGGCGCAGCTACGGCTCGTGCAGCGCAACCTGCATCTGGAGCTGGGTAAGGTCTGGCGGCAGCTCAACAATGTCACCGAGGCGCGCCGAGCCGAGGCCGCAGCCCGTTCCATCGACTACACCAAGAGTCTGAACACGTTCAAGTTGGTGACGGGGGGAGTGCCGGACGGCAAGCAGATCGCTGATGCGATCGCCGAGAGCGAGGCCGCCAACGCTGCCTCAGGCATCGATCGGATGATTGCCCGAGCCTCTGGCGCGTCCTACGTGCCGCTGAAGGATCGGGTCTACAACTCAGAGGTCAACATCGGGTCGCAGGTCGACCGAATGGTCAACTCCGCCCTCGTCCGTGGACTCTCGGCCTCGGAGTTCGCCAAGGAGGTCCGAGGCTTCATCAACCCGGCGACCCCGGGAGGTGTGCGGTACGCCTCGATGCGTCTGGCGCGGACCGAGATCAACAACGCCGCGCACGCCATGGCGGTGGAGAGCGTCCGGGATACGCCCTGGGTCGAACAGATGGAGTGGCGGCTCTCCGGCTCGCACGGGCGGCCGGATGTCTGCGATCAGCTTGCTAAGGGCGGCACCAACAACGATGGGAAGTATCCGAAGCGCTCGGTGCCTGCCAAGCCGCATCCGCAGTGTCTGTGCTATGTGATCGCGACGACCGTTAGCGACGAGGAGTTTGAGGACAACCTGCTTTCCGGGAAGTACAACCAATACCTGGAGAAGTACCGAAACATCCCGCCAGGCACCATCGTTCGTTCGAACTTCGGCGGCGGCATCCCGCAGCCGGCACCGAAAACCCCCGGCACGAAACCTGTGCCGAAGCCGAAGCCAGTTAAGCCGACTGAGCCTGTGGCAGCTCCGGTGAAGAACCTCGCTGCCGAGAACAAGGCCAGCGAGATGATCCAGGGTGGCGTTAGCTTGCCGACCGCGCGCCGCATCTTGATCCGGGATCACGGTCTTACCGAGGTTGAAGCCGAGAAGGTGTTGCGGGCTAAGGCTCTGGAGCATCCCAACACGCTCCTCGCGAGGCAGGCCAAGATCACGGCTCGGTACCCAACCCAACCGGCAGGAAGTGCAGCTGCTACGCCGAAGCCAATCTCTACGCTCGTTCCGCGTGAGCCGCAGAAGCTTGGCAAGCTGCCGAGCGACATCCCGGACGACCTTCGAGCGAAGCTTCGCGCGGCTAACAAGTTCGAGGGTCGGGATGCAGCGCTTATTCAGCAGGAAATGGAGTTCCAGGCGACGTTGGTTCCGGATGTGGCACGGTTGCTCGACGAGGCTGGATACCACGAGGCTGGAAGTGTCATTCTGCCGGGGACTGGGGAGCGGGTGGCCGTTAATGGTCAGTACTTCCGCGATCGAACCCCAATCCCGGGCCAGCAGCGACTCGGCCCGCTCAGGACGCGCATCCTGATCTCCAGGAGCGCCTTCACAGAGCAAGGGGCTGCCGCTCGACTCCGGAGCCAGGTAACCGGCTTCAAGGCCAAGTGCGGACACGAGCACGAGAGCGCGCAGCAGGTATTCGCGCACGAGTTCGGCCACCACCTAGACTACACGATCCGGAAGGCCAGCGTTGCTGACCAGAAGGCTATTCGCGATGCTCTGGGCAATATGCTGGGGGTTCCGGGTCCGGATAGCCTGTTCTTTGTCGATCTGGATCGTTGGGTTAAGCAACACAATGACCGGCTGAAGGTCTCTATCAGCGGATACGGCGCCACCAATGCCCTGGAGATGATGGCGGAAGTCTGGGCGGAGTACAGCACGAATTCCGCCGCTCGCTCGCACATCAAGGTCATTGGGGAAGCCCTGAAGCGCGCTGCGAATAACCTGGAGGGCCGATGACTGAATACGAGCCAAGCCAATGTTACGGATGCGATCGGTTGATTCCTTTGCAGCAGGAATGGCGTTGTGAGGCATTCCCGGATGGCATTCCGGACGAGATTCTGCGATATGGTGGAGACCATCGTCAACCGGTCGAGGGCGACCACAGTCTGCAATT